GCAGGAATTACGGAGGACATACCATCAGGGTTGGACACCACGATCGACTGGAAGAACACAGGCGATAACTCCTATGACGGAGAGAAACTACAACTCCTCGTCCATGATGAATCCGGTAAATGGGAAAGGCCGGACAACATCCTCAATAACTGGAGAGTCACAAAGACGTGTTTACGTCTCGGGTCGAAGATAGTTGGTAAATGTATGATGGGTTCAACATCTAATGCGCTTGACAAAGGTGGAGATAATTTTAAAAAATTATACTATGATTCAGATGTCACCAAACGAAATAAAAATGGCCAGACTTCAAGCGGATTATATGCTTTGTTCTTACCTATGGAATGGGGTTACGAAGGATTTATTGACAAGTATGGTTATCCTGTCTTCGATACACCACCAGAACCGGTTGAAGGAATTGATGGCGAGAAAATATATACAGGAGTCATTGAGCATTGGGAAAATGAAGTTGACGGCTTAAAAAATGATTCAGATAGTTTAAATGAATATTATAGACAATTTCCTCGTTCTGAAAAACATGCTTTTAGAGACGAAACATTAAACTCTTTATTTAATCTTACTAAAATATATGAGCAAATAGATTTTAATGAAGAAATGGTTTCTAAAGGACATATTACGCAGGGTAATTTTAGTTGGACAAAGGGATTAAAAGATACACAAGTTATTTTTAATCCAATGAAACAAGGAAGATTTAAACTAAGCTGGATACCTCCCGATACTTTACAAAATAATGTAATAGAAAAAAATGGTATAAAGTATCCGGGTAATGATGGACTTGGTGCTTTTGGCTGTGACTCATATGATATATCAGGTACGGTTGGAGGTGGTGGATCTAATGGGGCTTTGCATGGATTAACTACATTTTCTATGGTAAGCGACGTTCCTGCTAATAAATTTTTTTTAGAATATGTTGCTAGACCTCAAACTGCAGAAATATTTTTTGAAGATGTTTTAATGGCGTGTCATTTTTATGGTATGCCAATATTAGCAGAAAATAATAAACCAAGACTTTTATATTATTTTAAAAGACGAGGCTATAGAGGGTTTTCAATGAATCGCCCTGATAAATTAAGAAGTAATTTATCTAAAACAGAACTTGAATTAGGTGGCATACCTAATACATCAGAAGACATAAAACAAGCTCACGCCGCAGCTATAGAATCTTACATAGAAGAATATGTTGGGAAAAAAGAAAATAGTTGGGGTAATATGTATTTTCAAAGAACACTTGAAGATTGGGCTAAATTTGATATATTAAAACGAACAGCATTTGATGCATCTATTAGTAGCGGATTAGCAATAATGGCATGCAGAAAACACATGTATAGACCAGCAATGGAAAAACAAACAAAAAAGTTAGATTTTTCTTTTTCTAAGTATAAGAATGAAGGATTAAGAAGTGAAATAATTAAATAAATATGGCAAAAACTACAGGGCAAGTTGCACAGTTTCCAAGCCAAGCTGTATCAGACTCAGAGAAAAAAACATCTGAGTATGGTTTAAAAGTGGCCAGGGCAATAGAACAAGACTGGTTTAATAAAGACCGAGGTAACGGCAGATATTTTCAGGCTAGGGATGAATATCATAGATTACGACTTTATGCTAGGGGTGAACAATCAATAAGAAAATATAAAGATGAATTTGCAATAAACGGAGATTTATCTTATTTAAATCTTGATTGGAAGCCTGTTCCTATTATTCCTAAATTTATAGACATTGTAGTAAACGGAATGCAAGATAGACTTTTTTCAATAAAAGCTTTTGCACAAGATAATATAGCTACAGGTAAAAGAACAAAGTTTGTTGAAAATATACAAAGAGATTTAGCTGCTTCAGAAATTCTAGCTCAATTAGAAGCAGAAGTTGGTGTTAATGCAAGAAACGTACCTAAAGAAAAATTACCAGCTAATACAGAAGAATTAGAATTGTATATGCAACTTAATTATAAACAAGGTATTGAAATTGCACAAGAACAAGCTATTAATAATGTATTTTTAAAAAATAAATACGAAGAACTAAAAAGAAGATTAGATTATGATTTAGCTGTTTTAGGTATATCCGCGGCAAAACATACATTTAATAATACTGATGGAATTGTTTTAGATTATGTAGATCCTGCTAATCTAGTTTGGTCATATACAGAGGATCCTAATTTTCAAGATTGCTATTATTTTGGTGAAGTTAAAAAAATTAAAGTAAATGAATTAAAAAAGCAATTTCCTGATTTAGATAATGAAGAAATATATGAATTAACTAAAAAAGGTTCTAATTATACATCTTATAATGATATAACAGATTATAATAATAATTATGAAGATGATTATAATACTTTAACTGTATTATATTTTAATTGGAAAACATGGGAAAATAATGTATATAAAATAAAAGAAACTTCTTCAGGCGCTAGTAAAGCCATTGAAAAAGACGATAAGTTTGATCCCCCTAAAGATAAAAGAACTCGCTTCCAAAGAGTTGCGCAAGCGCGAGAAGTTATATATGAAGGAGTGTTTATTTTAGGAACTAATATTATATTAAAGTGGGAAAAAGCAACTAATATGATTCGTCCGCAATCTAATACTAACAAGGTTGTAATGAATTATATAGTTAGTGCTCCTAGATTATATAAAGGAAATGTTACGTCATTAGTTTCAAAAATGACTCCTTATGCGGATTTAATACAACTTACGCATTTAAAATTACAACAAGCAATACAAAGAATGACGCCATCAGGTGTTTATGTAGATGCTGACGGACTAGCAGAAATAGATTTAGGTAATGGTACAAGTTATAATCCGCAAGAAGCATTGAATATGTATTTTCAAACAGGATCTATAATAGGTAGATCATTAACTGTTGATGGCGATCCTAATCAAGGCAAAGTACCTATTCAAGAATTACCAGGTGGTGGAGGTAATCAAATACAAGTTTTAATTACGGCTTATAATCAATACCTTCAAATGATTCGAGATATTACAGGATTAAATGAAGCTAGAGATGGATCTGATCCTGATCCAAAAGCATTAGTAGGCGTACAAAAATTAGCTGCAGCAAATAGTAATACTGCAACAAGACATATATTAGATAGCAGTATGTCTATTACATTAGGTATTGCTGAGGCAATATCTTTAAGATTTAAAGATGTTTTAAATTATCATCCTCAAAAAGAAGCTTTTATATCTGCATTAGGAAAATTTACTGTAGGTTCTTTAAATGAATTAAAAGAATTACACATGCACGATTTTGGTATATTTTTAGAATTAGAACCAGACCAAGAAGAAAAAGCTTTATTAGAAGCAAATATACAAGCTGCTTTAGCTCAAAACAGTATATTCTTAGAAGACGCTATTGATATTAGAGATATTAATAATACAAAATTAGCTAATCAGCTTCTTAAATTTAGAAGAGTTAAAAAACAACAAGCTGATCAACAACAAGCTCAAGCTGCTAGTGTTGCCCAAGCTGAAGCACAAGGCCAAGCACAAATTCAAATAGAACAGGCTAAGGCACAAGCTGAGCAAGTAAAAACAGAGTCTAAAATACAAATTCAAACTAGTTCTGCTGAATTAGATATTAAAAAATTAGAAATTGAAGCAAGAACAAAAAAACAATTAATGCAGTTTGAATATGATTTAAATGTCAAATTAAAACAACTAGAGTTAGAGGCCCAAAAAGAATTAGTTGAAAAGCAAAATAGAAGTAAAGAAAAAATTTCTATTAATAGAATACAAGGGCCGCCTAGAACTGAAAAACCTAAAAAATCTTTTGAATCTAAAGGCAATGATGTATTAGGTGGGTTTGATTTATCGAGATTTGAACCTAAATAAAAAAAAGTTTAATTATTTTATTATATATTATGGAAGAACAAGTACAAGTAAAACCGGTTGAAGACAAAAAAGAAACTTCACCGCAAGAAAAAGAAGCTGCTGTTTTGGATACAGCTATTAAAGAAGGGGATGTAAACCCAGATTATGGATTACAACCTGATGGAGTTTATAAAGTAAATTTAGATAAACCACAAAAAGAAAATAAGGATGCCGTTCAGAAGCAAAGCACAAATGAGGTATCTGTACGCGACGGATCCGAAACTAGCGAAAAGGTTCAAGCGGAAGACAAAGAAAAGTCTAAAGAGCCTGCCGGAGAAAATAAACAAAAAGAAGAAAATCAAAGTAACGAAGAAAAACAAGGGGAAGAAGTAGAATCACCTTTAGAACTTGTTACAGATGAAAAAAATACAACTGACGAGGCAGGAGTGGATACAAGCACTAAAGACCCCGAGCCCGTACAGGAACAAGAAAAAATATTACCGGAAGCTAAAACACAAGAGCTTCCAGAAAATGTAGACAATCTTATAAAATTTATGGAAGAAACCGGCGGAAGTCTTGAAGATTATGTTAATCTAAACAGAGACTTTTCAAAGATGGATAACGTATCTCTTTTAAGAGAATATTATAAGTCTACAAAACCTCATCTTGATTCAGACGATTTAAATTTTTTAATGAATAAAAATTTTTCTTATGATGAAGAAACAGATGAACCAACAGATATAAAAGCTAAAAAATTAGCTTTTAAAGAAGAACTTTATAATGCTCAAAATTATTTTGACAATTCTAAGAAAAAATATTATGCAGATCTTAAGTTAAGAAAGCAAGAAGATATTGATCCTAAATATGTCCAAGCAATGGAGTATTATAATGCTAAGCAACAAGAACAAGAAGATTGGAAAAAACAACAAAAAATATTTTTAGATCGAACAGAAAAAGTTTTCAATAAAGATTTCAAAGGTTTTGATTTTCAGGTTGGTGAAAACAAATATAGATTTAAAATAGATAATACGGAAAATGTAAAAAAATATCAATCAGACTTGAAAAACTTTATTAATGAATATATTGCGGAAGATGGCAGTTTAGGTAATGCTAATGAATATCATAAAGCATTATTTGCTGGACGAAATGCCGATAAAATAGCTAATCACTTCTACGAGCAAGGCCGTGCCGATGCTATAAAAGAAGCTGCTAAAAAAGCTAACAATATTGATATGAATCCTAGAGTAGATAATTCTGTAATTACTACGTCTTCGGGTGATAAAATTAGAGTTGTTTCAGGTAATTCTTCGGATAAGTTGCGCATTAAATTTAAACAATAATAACAACTTAAAATTTTAAAACATGGCTTTTACAAGTGGCGTTCCCGCTGCCTTACAACCAACTCAAACTAAGGCATTATATTCAGGGAACTATATCGATTTCACTGATTCAAGTTTTAATCAGTGGGCTCAACAATTTTTACCAGATGTATACGAGCAAGAAGTTGAAAGATATGGAAACAGATCTATCGGTTCTTTCTTACGTATGGTATCTGCGGAGATGCCTTCTACTTCAGACCAAATTATTTGGACTGAGCAAGGTAGATTGCACACAAGATATGCAAATATCGTTTATTTAAGTAACGCTGGAACTATGCCTACTAGTGGTACAACTCCAGGAACTGCTTCTGCAGTAACTACAGGTGGTAGCGTTGGAAACTTTTTTGTCCCAACTGCTCAACCAACTAGCTTAGGTGTTACTTCACAGGGTACAACAGCTGTTAACTTTAGAAAAGGTCAAACAGTTATGATTCAAGCTCAAACAAGCGCAACATCTGCAATTGGAGGAACTGGTGCTATGATTAAAGGTATTGTTACTAATGTTAGTGGACAATACTTTCAAGTTAAAGCTTATGGTGGTGTTCCTGCTATTACAAATGCACAAAGATTTACTGCACTTGCTTATGGTTCTGAATTTGCAAAAGGATCTTCTAACTTTACTGAAAAATTAGATCCTAGCTATGCTACATTTAAGAACAGTCCTATAATTTTAAAAGAGCATTATTCTATTAATGGTTCTGACACTGCACAAATTGGATGGATTGAAGTTACTTCTGAAAATGGAGCTAGCGGATACTTATGGTATTTAAAATCTGAACACGAAAATAGATTACGTTGGGAAGATTATATGGAAATGACTATGGTTGAAGGTGTTAAACAATTAAACACTGGTGCTACTTTGGATTTTTACGATTCTTCACTTACAGCAACTGCTAGAGGTACTGAAGGTTTCTTTGAAGCTATTGAAGCTAGAGGAAATGTATATTCAGGATTTGGTGCACAAGCTGGTGGTGGTGGCGGTGCTTTAACTGATTTTGACGCAGTTTTAACACAGTTAGACAAACAAGGTGCTATTGAAGAAAATATGCTTTTCTTGGATAGAAATCTTTCTTTAGAAATTGATGACATTCTTGCACAACAAAATGGTGGATACTCAGGAGGAACTTCTTTTGGTGTATTTAACAACAGTGAGGATATGGCGTTAACTTTAGGATTTACAGGTTACAGAAGAGGTTCTTATGACTTCTATAAAACTGACTGGAAATACTTAAATGACTTTTCTACAAGAGGAGGTTTTGGTGACATCGAAGGTGTATTAGTACCTGCTGGTACTTCTACAGTTTATGACCAAGTCCTTGGCCAAAATATCAAGAGACCATTCTTGCATATTAGATACAGAGCTTCTGAGACTGAAAATAGAAAAAATAAGTCTTGGGTTACTGGATCTGTTGGTGGACCTTCAAGTTCTCCAATTGATGAAATGAGAATGCACTATTTATCTGAAAGATGTTTAATCGTTCAAGGTGCAAACAATTTCGTATTATTTAAAGATGCATAACATCTATATAAGTTTTGCCCCCGTGTTTTATCGGGGGTAATTCTTATTAATTATTATATTATATTATATTATGGAAACAAAAATTAGAGTGCCAAAAATTGAAAAAAATTGGCAAATAAAAGATAGAACATATGTTTTAACAGGAGGTAAATCACCTCTTAGTTGGACAATACAATCTAAACACACTGCAAGAAAACCTTTATTATGGTTTGATGAAGAAACAAATGAGCAAAGAGAATTAAGATATGCAAGCAATCAAAAATCATTGTTTGTAGATGAACAAAAAGGTAATGCAACACTTGCTCATATAATTTTTTTAGATGGTGTTTTAGAAGTACCTAAACATCAACAATCTTTACAAAAACTTTTGTCTTTATATCATCCAAAAGCAAATGAGCTTTGGCAAGAAATAGATCAAGAAGTAATTGCAAAAGATGAAGTTGATAATATAGAATTTGAATTAGAAGCATTAAATTTAGTTAGAACATTAGATATAGAGCACTTAGAAGCAATAATGAGAACAGAATTAGGATCTACGGTTGCTACTTTATCTTCTAAAGAATTAAAAAGAGATGCTTATAAATTTGCAAAATCAGATCCTGAACTTTTTATTGAATTATCGCAAGATGAAGATATAAAATTAAGAAATTTAGCAAATAGAGCAGTTGAAGTAGGTATATTACAATTAACCGACGATAATACTGTATTTAAATTTGCTAACGGTAAAAAAGTAATGACTGTTCCTTTTGATCAACATCCCTATGGTGCATTAGCACAATATTTTAAAACAGACGAAGGTGTTGACTTAATGAAATCTATTACTAAAAAATTATCGTAATATAACTTGGTATAGGGCGAGAAATCAGCCCTATATCAACTAATTTAAAAAAAAAATAATGGCTATAAATATAAATGACGTTTATCAGACCGTTTTAGTAATAACTAATAAAGATAACAGAGGATACATAACTCCTGAAGAGTTTAATAGACTTGCAGATCAAGCACAAAATGAAATATTTGAAAGTTATTTTGCAAGAGAATCTGGTTATGAACTTAATGCAAATATACAAAGTGATTTTGCAGATCCTGTGTTAAATACATCAGAAAAAATAAATGTATTTTATGCAAATTCAAGTTTAACTAAAGCAGGTAATATATTTGAATTTCCTACTAATTTTTATAGATTAGGTGTTGTAAATGTAAGTAATACTATAGATTCTGTAACAACAGTTAGTGTTGCAGATTATGCATCACACGAGGAAGTACGTTACATAAATTTATCTCCATTAACCGCACCTGTTTCAACTCAACCTGTATTTACTTTGGTTGGCGAAACTGGTATTAGAATATATCCGGATAGCATTACTTCGGATGTTAATATTGATTATATAAAAATTCCAGACAAACCTAAATGGGGCTATTTAATGCCAACAGCATCACAAATAGCGGCGGGAGTTCCAAATGAACCTATATATGATAGTACAGCATTTAATCCTGCATCGGACGATTATAATGCAACTGCTAAATCATATGACTTTAGATTACATCCTTCAGAAAAACATGCACTAGTGGCTAAAATACTTTCTTATGCTGGTGTGGTTATAAAACAACCAGATGTATCTGGATTTGGGCAAGGTAAGGATCAACAACTTCAAGCAACTGAACAATAATGGCAATATCAAGAAGACCTTTAGACGTAGATAATTATTCTGCTTTAGACGGCGGAACAGGCTTAGCAATACCGGGTTATTATAGTAGAGTACACCTTAATGACATAATAAATAATTTTATTATTGCTTATATAGGAGATGGAAAAATATTATCAAAAGTACCTAGATACGAAGTAGCTTTTTGGGCACAAAGATCTGTGCAGGAGTTTAGTTATGATATTTTTCATTCAGAAAAAACTATTGAAGTAGAACTTAGCGAAACTTTACAAATGTCTTTGCCTTCAGATTATGTTAATTATGTTAATATATCTTTTTTAGATAATTTTGGAAATTTAAAAACAATACAACCAAGTCGTTCTACAAAAGCTACAAAAGCTGTAACACAAGATGAAGACTATAAATATTTATACGATAACGATGGAAAAGTAGTTTTTAAAGAAACTTCAGATACATTAGATCGTTATCAAACAACAAATAGAGTTTTAACAGCAGAAGAAGCCTCTGATTATTATAATGGTTATTATGATAACGACGACTATAGCTATTTTGGCAGAAGATACGGTAGCGAACCTGAAAGACAAAATTTTAATGGAAGTTATGTATTAGATTTGGAAGCAGGTAAAATATTTTTTGATTCTTCATTTAAACAAGGTAGTATCATAGTATTAAGATATATATCTGATGGTATCGGCGATAATGATAATTTTGATAATGTACTTGTGCCTAAATTAGCGGAAGATGCTGTTTATGCAAATATATTATACAATTTATCAAAATTAAGAGTTTCAAGCGCAAGCGCTTCTGGATTATATAAAAAAGAAGCAAGCGCCAAAATGCGTAATGCAAAAATACGCCTTTCTAATATGAAAACAGAAGAAATGGCGCAAGTATTAAGAGGTAAATCTAAGTGGATTAAACATTAAAATATGCCAGAAATTAAAAGGCTATTCAATGCAAGCCGAATGAATCGAGACGTGGATGACAGACTTGTCCAAGCTGGAGAATATCGTGAAGCTTTAAATATAAATGTAAGTAAGTCAGAGGGCTCTGATATGGGCGCTGTTGAAAATCTTTTAGGTAATAAAGAAATTGTAAGCACATCAATATCTAATGCTAAAATTATTGGTAGTTTAAGAGATAATGGAAATGAAAAAATATATTATTTTGTTACTAATAATGATAGCTACGATAATTCAAATAGTTCTTCTAAAGAACATCAAATTATAGAGTACGACCAAAAAGCTAATAAATCAACTGTATTAGTAAACCAAAATACTTTAAATTTTCATGTTAATTTCCCTATTACCGGTGTTAACTTAGTAGATACATTATTATTTTTTACAGATGATAGAAATCCTCCTAGAAAAATAAATGTAGATACTGCTAGAAATGAGGCTGGTCATTATAATATTGCCGCAGGCGTTGATAATCTTATGTCCGTAGCTAAATTTGCACCATATGAAGCTGCTGAAATATTAGCTTTATCTAATACAGATGAAACTGGTGCAGTAATTACATCTAACTTTTTAGAAAACAAACTAGTAAGATTTTCATATCGTTATCAATTTGAAGATGGAGAATATAGTGTATTAGCACCTTTTACACCTATATGCTTTTCAAGATTAGGTAATCCCGATACAATTAATACAAGTTCAATATCAGATTTTGGAGAAATAGAAACATTTGTAAATGCTGTAAAATCTGTTCAATTATCCGTACCTATTTCAAGTGATTATGGAATTACCGGTGTTGAACTTATATATAAAGAAACGGGATCTTCAACTTTATATGTTGTTGAAGAAAAAACAGTTACAACAGAATCTTCAGTAAACTTTTTTTATAAATCACAAGATCCTTTTAAAACATTACCAGGCGACCAATTAACAAGAGTATCAGATGCAGTACCTAAAAAAGCTAAATCTCAAGAATTAGCAGGTGGTAGACTTGTATATGGTAATTTTTTACAAAATTTTGATATACCGAATATTTCATTTAGTGTATCAAGAACCGGTGAAGCTACTGCTAGATATTCAACGTTAGATAGTTCTATGTCTGTAAAGTCAAGACGTACTTATCAGGTAGGTATTGTATTGGCTGATAAATTTGGAAGACAATCCCCTGTAATATTATCTTCAACGGGTAATGATACAGTGTTTATTGATGCAGCAACCGGAGAATCTAATAGTACAAATGTATTTAATGCTTTAAGAGTATCATTTTCAGCAGCAGCTGTAGCAACATTAAAAGCTCTTGATTGGGCTTATTCATATAAAATAGTTGTAAAACAAAGAGAGCAAGAATATTATAATTGGATTTCAGCACTTACTGGCGCTAATGTTATTGCAAGATTGGGCGATAGCATAAATAAAATACCTAGAGATCAAACTGCTGTAATACCGCCAAGCACAAGTAGTACAATATCACCTTGTGATGTTTCTGTATATCCTAAAGTTTTAAATGGTGCTAATCAGACTACTTCTAGTTTAACAAAAGTACAATCAATTAATAATCCAGCAGGCACTGCTAATGTACCAACTGTAACTGATGCTGGAGCTTCTGTATCTTCAGGGGTATCTGTATATGAAACAGAACCTGTAGAGTCAGATTTAGATATTTTCTTTGAAACTTCTACAGGTGGTTTAATATCAGTTTTAAATAATGCGGGAGCAACTATAGATGTTAGATTTTTTAATTGTTATTTATTAAATTTTACATCAGGCACACATATAGAAATTAATAGATTAAGAGCAGGATTTAATGAAAAAGCTTTTGATGTAGGTGTTAGAGCTTATGTTGTAAAAGAAAATTTTGCTGAAGAAAGAAGATTTAATACACTTATACATTCAAGCGGTTTATTTAATTCAAGAACTAATGTTAATTATATAAATCAATTTAATGAAGCTGAAGGAGGATTAACTATATCATTAGATCCTCAAGATGGATCTGTACAAAAACTTTATGCTGATGATACTCAAATAGTTATTTTCCAAGAAGATAAATTATCTAGATCGCCTATAAATAAAGATTTTATATATTCAGCCGAGGGTGGTGCAATTCCCGTAACTAGTAATACGCAATTTTTAGGAACTATAGCACCTTATGCTGGAGATTTTGGAATATCAAAAAATCCTGAATCTTTTGCAGCATATGGATATGCAAGATATTTTACCGATAAAAATAGAGGTTCAGTATTAAGATTATCACAAAACGGAATCGTAGATATATCAAATTCTGGAATGAGTGATTTTTTTAGAGATGCATTATCCCATGCTACACAAGTTATAGGCTCTTATGATGAATATCATGGGTTATATAATTTAACTATTATAGGTGATTGTTATGATAGTGAAACTGATACAAATATAGCTACTGCTGCGGATGGTTATTTTACAATTTCATTTGATGAAAATGCTAAGGGATGGACAAGTTTTAAATCTTTTAAACAAGAGGGGGGATTAACATTAAATAATAAATATTATACGTTTAGCTCTGGAAAGCTATATGAGCATAATTCAAAAAATGTAAATAGAAATAGTTTTTATGGAGCTGGTCCAGCTGATTCTTATATAGAGCCTATATTAAATGACGGACCTTCCCTTGTTAAAACTTTTAATACTATAAGTTATGAAGGTGATACTGGATGGGAATTAGATTTTTTAAGAACTGATTTATCAGATATTGGTACTGTGCCTACAAATGTAAATTGTTTTGATGTTTCATTGCAAATTACAAGGCCTAATACAAATGTTGGTGCCAATACATTAATAACAGGCGAAAAAATTGCAAGAGCTAAACAAGGAGAAACAATTACCTGGGCTGTTTTTGTAGAACCTAAAAATGCTAATTTTAAATTTAATGCAGTGTCCGATGTTACTCTAACTTATTCTGGCTCTGAAACAGTTAATATAACAAACCCTACAACTATTGTTGATGGCAAATTAGTATTTAATATAAGTTACACCGTTGGTACATCTAATAAAATAATTGAATTACTTGTTGGAGGTACTGGTGCTTCTCTTGCTTTTACTACAGTATTATTAAGTATTAGTATAGGAGATTCTGTATCTAATGCTTCAGTAAGTCCTACACTAGCTGAATTATCTTCTGGATCTAATCAAAATATTATATTAGCTCCGTCAACATCGCATTTTGTAAATCCATATAATATTGCAGTGGGAGTTGGAGGATTAAATTCATTAAATACATCTGCTATAACAGGAACTGAAACAATTCCTGTAAAAGTTGTATCTTATACTAGTGGCGGTAATAAATATACTTTAAACGGTATAAAACAAGAGAATATTGCACTTACTATAGGTAAAACCTATATATTTGATCAAAGTGATAGCTCAAATGGCACAGGTGGCACACATCCTTTAAGATTTTCAAAAAATCCTAATAATTCACCTTCAGACCCATTTACAGATGGTGTTACTGTTACAGGTACTCCTGGTACCGCGGGTGCACAAACACAAATAGTTGTAACTAGTACAACCCCTAGCCCATTATATTATTATTGTAGTAATCATGCTGGCATGGGGGGTAATATTATAACTACACCATTGCCTTATACAAGACAGACTAATCAGATAACTTATAATGCACCTATTACATTGCCAGGTAATGCTACAAATGAAAATATGACATTTTCTGGTAGTGCTACGGGTTTATATAATTTAACTTGGGCTACACCAGGAATAGGTACTCTTACAACACCTACTAATACAACACCTGGTTCAATTTATACTGTTAGCCCTTATGTTGGGGATGATAGACTTACAGCTTTTTTAAAAATAAATGTAAGCGGTACAACTAAAGTTATGCTACCAAGTTCTTATGCTATTAGTTATGATGTAGATGATGCAGCCATAACTGAAATAACCGGCTTTTCAAATGCATATACACAAGATTACTATCAAGCTCAAATTTTGTTGCCTAAAATATATCAAAATACAGTAGCAACAGCAACTATAACACCTTCAACAGTTGCAGCTGGAGAAGTTGATGCAACAATAAATGCGGCTAATTTACCTAGTACTCATACATTTACTAATGGTATTGCAAGTCCTAATAATTCTTTAATAATAGGAGATACAAGTAATGCTAATCAAAGAGCTAATATAGTAACACAAATTACAGTAGATCAAGATTGGCTTTATGCTATAGCTGCTATAACAGAAGGAACCGCAAGAACACCCGTAGCAAGACAAAATCTTATTGTTGAACCATATGAAATTACTTTTAACAGTGGATATGGCAAATATCCATGGGCAATTAATGTTGCTACTAATACAACAGGCTCTAATAGAACAGGTACGGTTTTAGTAGAAAAATTTAATGCAAGAGTTACGGGGTCATTGGTTTCATCAAAAACAATAAATATAACACAAAACGCATAATGAGCACAATAATAACATTTCCGTTTCAAGAAAAAGAAGGTAAATATTTTACGCCAATAGTTTCACAGCAAACTACATATAAAGTAACTGGTGGCGCTGTTGTTGCCGATGCTGATAAACTTGTTTCTGGAGTAAAAGGTGTTTTTATGAAAGTAAGATTAAAACTTACAGGTACTAATGCACAAACAAAAAAAGAACTGTTTGCTATAAATTCAGAAGCAGTTAATTCATCAAATTAAATTATATGAAATTACAAGTACGAAAATTACAAGAATCCGATTGGGATTTTTTGCCATCGTGGTGGGAAGCTTATAAACAAGAGCCAATACCGCGAGATTTTCTTCCAGGTGCTTTTCAAATAGGCAATGAAGAAAAGAAAAGAGAAGGTCTAGGTGGCTTTATGGTTTGCAAGGAAAATGATCCTATTGCAGCTATGTGGCTATGGATGACAAATAGTAAGACTGCAATTCCAGCTGTAGTAGTTAGCGATAAATCGTATAAAGATACTGACAGAAGTGATGCGTTGCAACTCTTAATAGACTTTACAACAGATTTTGCTGAAGATTTAGGGTATAAATATTCTTTTGCATGGGCAAAACCTGGTGTGTTATTAGATAAATATAAAAAGGCGGACTATTATGTTGATGAAACACCGTCTTACGAATTAATAATGAAATACTAATGGGAAGTGTAGTAAAAGGAGTTGCCTCACTATTCGGAGGCAGAGCAAGAAGACGCGAACAAAGAGATGCTAATCAAGCCCTTGATAGATCACAGGCCGCTATGGATGCTTTTAGATATAATAATATTTATG